TAATACAACGAAAGCGTCCTTCGGGGCGCTTTTTTATTGCATAAATACTATTATAAATTAAGTGAGTATATAATTACATGGCAGATTTAACAAAACGAGCATATAAAACTACCGAATTTACAGATGAGCAACTTAGCGAATTCAGTAAATGTATTGATGACCCTTATTATTTTCTGAATCAATACTTCACGATTCAGCATCCCACTAAAGGTAGTATGATATATAAAGCATATTCTTATCAGGATGAGTTAGTAAACTCTTACCACAACTATAGATATAGTATTTCAATGCTTGGACGCCAGATGGGAAAGTCTACCACAGCGGCTGGCTACTTGTTATGGTATGGCATGTTTGTTCCTGATCAAACTATTCTTATTGCTGCGCACAAATATAGTGGCGCACAAGAGATTATGCACCGAATTAGATATGCATATGAGATGTGTCCTGACCATATCAGATGCGGCGTAGTGTCATACAACAAAGGCTCAATCGAATTTGATAACGGGTCACGTATTGTTGCACAGGCTACTACTGAGAATACTGGTCGTGGTTTGTCGATATCATTACTTTACGCAGATGAGTTTGCATTTGTTCGACCTACTATTGCTAGGGAGTTTTGGACTTCTATCTCTCCTACTCTAGCTACCGGCGGTAAAGCCATTATCACATCTACCCCCAATTTAGACGATGATCAGTTTGCACTTATTTGGCAAGGGGGACTGAAGACACAAGATGAATTTGGTAACGAAACTGAGGTAGGGGTAAATGGGTTCAGAGCATACAAAGCTATTTGGAATCAGCACCCAGACAGAGATGAAAAGTGGGCGAGTGAAGAGAAAGGAAGAGTAGGAGTTGAGAGATTCCTGCGAGAGCATGAATGTGAATTTGTTGCGTTCGATGAGACACTAGTTGATAGTGTAAAACTTTCGCAGTTTAAAGGTATAGAACCTCGTAAAAAAACGGGACAAATTAGGTGGTATGATTCTATAAAGAAAAATAATACTTACGTTATTGGACTTGATCCTGCGATGGGAACTGGTGGTGATAATGCTGCTATTCAAGTTTGGAGTTTACCTGAGATGAACCAAGTAGCAGAATGGCAGCATAACAAGACCGATATGCGCGGACAAGTTAAAACGTTGTATGATATGTTGCATATTATTAAAGATGAGATGCGTGAGTTGGGCAATAAATCTCCTGAAATATATTGGAGTGTCGAGAACAACTCCTTGGGCGAAGCAGCATTGGTACTCATTGAAGAAATGGACGAAGATCGTTTTCCAGGAGAATTTTTGCATGAACCTAAGAAGCGTGGCTCGTCTAGGGCAGCAAGAAAGGGCTTTACTACTACATATAAGACTAAGATTACTGCATGTATGAAGATGAAGTCCTGGATCGAAAGTGATAAGATGACACCACTAAGTAAAAACCTAATTAGAGAGTTTAAAACATTTGTTGCCAAAGGTAAGAGCTATGAAGCAAAGCTTGGGGAAACAGATGACTTAGTTAGTGCAACACTACTGTGTGTTAGACAGATTCAGATTATATCACGGTTTGATGAGCAATACGAAGCATTACTCGGCGAATCATTAGATGGTGAAGATTATGACATGGACCCACTTCCCATGGTATTTTGATAATTTGATAAATACTAAAAAGGAAACATTATATTATGGCTGTAAATTTTAAAAACATAGCAGAAAAAGTGATGCGTGTAATTCAAGGTAATGGATTACAACCAAAACTATTTTCTAGTCAGAATGGGAAGAGTGTTGCTGTTCCAACAGAAGCAAGATATTTCTATACTGACGAACCAAATCTTATGGTATTCATTGACGATGATACTGGCGAAATAAAATTTCATATGGGTGAAAATGTTGACATTGATAACCCTGTGGTACGTTCCATAATGAAATCTCTTAAAAATATAACAAGAGAGTATATGCTAGACTTTGATATTAGAACATTTGGTAAGCATATTGAACCAAAACACTACGCATCAAACGTAGAGAAAAATAAAGAACAAACTAAGGAGCAAGATATGAGTGATGTAGACGTATTGGGCGAAGGTATGTCGCCATTGGAAGGCTCGTCAAGAACTAGTCGCCAGACATTAGAGAATGTAAGACTAATTGTAAAGCATAAAGCACCAGTAAACGAAGAGCAGCGCGGCTCACGTTCACGCAATATCTCTGCTATCTTTGTTGAAAATTCAGATGGTGAAAGATTCAAGTATCCGTTCAAACATCTAAGTGGCGCAAGAGCGATGGCACGCCACGTATCAACTGGTGGAGTTCCAAGTGATATGGTAGGCGAAGCTATTGTTGAAATGTCATCCAATCTAGCAAAACTAAAAGAATTTAATAACACTGTAAACAAGCAGGGTCTTATTAATGAAACTAACCGTACAATCGTTATGAATGTGAAACAAAAGATGGAATCTATCAAAGAAAGCATCAAGCGCATTCAAGGTGCAAAAGGGTATGCAGCATTTGTAGAATCAATGGCACTTAATGAAGTAGGTTTAGATGTAGTTTTGGTATGTAAAGATTGTGGTGACGAGCAAGGCAAACCGACAACTGATTGTGTACATGACTGTAATGACCAGCGCGGATCACATTGGGTGAGTAAAACTGATATTTCCGAAGATGTTATGAACGATTATGTATCAAAATTTACTAAATCAACGTTTGAAGAATCACTAAAAGACATTATTCCACTTATTCACAAAGTTAACGAAGAAGAAAACGAAAACAATCGTGTAAATTCTTGTAAGCGAGTAAGTGATATTATTGAAGCAACTTGTAAAGATACTGGCGAAAAGAGAAACAGAATTACATTCTCCACAAAAGTAGACGAATTTGACATGAGTGTAATCAAAGAACCCGCTACTGAGCAAGAAGAAGGACACAGAGGTCACTTAATGGCTTCTCAGTTTGATGATCTTGCTGAACGTGTGTGTGTTGAAACAACTGATGATAATATGCGTAAAAACAAAGGATATGACAGAGCATCTGTCCTTTCGAGTTTTCTGAGTGATTTTGCAGAAGAAGTGCGCAATAATCCGAGAAATTTGGATGAACAAAAAGTTCAACTTGCTGGTCAATTGTTAAAAATAGCAAAAGAATCAGAGCAAGCATCAGATGACGGCGTAGTAGAAAACAATGATATTGATACGAAGATGAATAATCTACTAGAATCTGCATTTTCTAAATTTAATCTTTTCAACTAAATTTTAAAAATATTATTATTAAAAAAAGCGCCTTTCGGGGCGCTTTTTTACTTGACAATGCTAAATAGATGTAGTAATATGAATACATGCTCTGAGGATGTACAAGATTACAACTAAAGCTAATATAAATCTAATATAACTAACATAGGCTAATAAAGGAATATCAAAATGGCTACACTAGCAGAAATTCGTGCAAAATTGCTTGCACAAGAAAACAAATCCCAAGACAAATCAAATACTTCACGCGGCACAGATGCAATCTATCCGTTCTGGAATATGGATAATGATAGCACTGCTGTCATTCGCTTCCTACCAGATGCAGATAATGACAATGTATTCTTCTGGAAAGAGCGTCAAGTAATCAAAATGCCTTTCGCAGGTATCGTTGGTGGTGAACAGAAACCAATTCAAATTCAAGTACCTTGCATTGAAATGTGGGGAGATACATGTCCAATTCATGCAGAAATTCGTCCATGGTTTAAAGATCCGTCTATGGAAGATATGGGTCGTAAGTATTGGAAGAAGCGTTCATATATCTTCCAGGGTTTTGTAGTAACAAATCCGCTGAACGAAGAATCACCAGAGAATCCAATTCGTCGTTTCGTGATCGGCCCACAAATCTTTAAACTGTTGAAATCAGCATTGATGGATCCTGACATGGAAAATCTTCCTACTGATATTGATTCAGGCACAGATTTCCGCCTTGTCAAGACTCAAAAAGGCCAGTACGCTGATTATTCAACTTCTAACTGGGCACGTAAAGAGCGTTCATTGGATGAAGCAGAGCGTCTAGCAATTGAAACTCATGGTTTATTTGATCTGAACGACTTCATGCCGAAGCGCCCAACTGAAGATGAAGTGCGAGTAATTGTTGAAATGTTTGAAGCATCAGTTGATGGCGAACTTTATGATCCACAACGCTGGGGCAACTTCTATAAGCCATATGGCTTAGATGTTCCAGAAAATGCAGAACCTAACAATTCATCTGGTGCAGCACGTACTAATACTCCACGTGCCGCAGTTGCAGCACCAGTCGTTGGTACAGAACCAACTACATATGCTCCAGTAAGTACTCCAGTAGCACAACCTGAGCCAGTAGCTGAGACTGTTGCACAAGTGGAAGAAGCACCAGCTGGTGCAGGCAAAGATGCATCAGACATTCTTGCAATGATCAAAGCCCGCAGTACTAATAACTGATAGTAGATCACATGGGAGAGCGTTATCGCTCTCCCACCATTCATATAAAATTATAGGAGTCTATTATGGCTAAAGCATTTGATGCTTCAAAATTCCGTAAGAGTATTACGAAAGCAGTTCCCGGTATGTCCGTTGGATTTCGTGATCCTGACACGTGGATCTCTACAGGTAACTACTGTCTAAACAAGTTAATTTCAAACGACTTTCACAAAGGTATTCCACTAGGTAAAGTAACAGTACTTGCTGGTGAATCCGGCGCAGGTAAATCATATATTGCATCTGGTAATATTGTGCGAAATGCACAGCAACAGGGTATCTTTGTAGTTCTAATTGACTCTGAGAATGCACTTGACCAAAGTTGGCTACATGCACTTGACGTTAGCACAGACGATGACAAGTTATTGAAACTAAATGTTGCAATGATTGATGATGTTGCACGGATTATTTCAGACTTTATGGCAGACTATCGCAAAGAGTACACAGACGTAGCAGACGAAGAGCGTCCTAAGGTCCTGTTTGTACTTGATAGTTTGGGTATGATGATGACACCTACTGATGTTAATCAGTTTGAAAAGGGTGACATGAAAGGTGATATGGGTCGCAAGCCTAAAGCACTAGCAGCACTTGTTCGTAACTGCGTTAACATGTTTGGTGACTTTAACGTAGGTATGATTGCAACCAATCATACATATGCGTCACAGGATATGTTTGATCCAGATGACAAAATCTCAGGTGGGCAAGGCTTCATCTATGCATCTTCGATTGTTATCGCCATGCGTAAACTAAAATTGAAAACAGATGCAGACGGCAACAAAACATCACAGGTACATGGCATTCGTGCTGCGTGTAAAGTTGTAAAGACACGTTACTCAAAACCATTTGAAACTGTACAAGTTGAAATTCCATATGAAACCGGAATGTCTCCTTATTCAGGACTAATTGAATTTTTTGAAGCTAAAGGTCTATTGACTAAGCAAGGTAATCGTCTGCGATATATCACTAAAGCTGGCGAAGAAATTCTTGAGTTCCGTAAGAAATGGACTGATGATAAACTTGATATCGTTATTGCAGATTGGAACAACGAAGACATTGATTCAGAAAAGCATGGCCTTGAGTCTAAAGAAGTAGATTCCAATGGTGATATAGTAGATGAAAACTCTGAACTTAATGAGGCATAATAGCGACTAAGTACTACTCTACTAAGTATTGTAGTAATAACAAACTATCGGCTGTTACATGACAGCCGATAGTACTTAAACATAAAGTAGTGGTTGACATATCTAATTTCATGCTGTATAAATTAAATGAGATAGAATCAACTAATAAATCTTACTGCGTTAAAGCTGGATACGCAGAGCGTGATGCTAATTCAGCAATTTATGAGGCATAATATAATATGGCAACGAACGATATGGAAATTATTCTTGATGTATGGGATACGATGAAATCTTATATTCCAGCAAAGGAAAAGATGGCAGCAGCGGAACGTATCATTAAATTATGTGATGATAATGGTATTCGAAAGACTGACATTGCCGAAATGACAGATGACGACAAAATTCTTGAAACTGCATTTGACCGCTATTTTATCGATGATGATGAAGATGATTTGGATAACGACTGGGACGAGTATGAAGGATGAGTTGGTATCGCAAGATAGTTGCCGATTGGAAACATATACCCGGCGCATTAGATCACTTTGAAACTGAACTAGCTGATGCAAAACTAGAAGTAAAAGTTAGAGGTAATATAGAAAAATCATCTACTGAATTACCTGGATATGTTGAACATAGGTTTGGACAATTACAAGAATTAGAAGCAATTCTAGAACATCTAAATATACAACTAAGAAAGAAAAGAAGTGAATATCTACGGAAGTATCTTGAAAACTACAACAAAGCGTTGTCGAGCAGAGATGCAGAAAAGTATTCAGATGGCGAAGCAGAGGTTGTTGCAATCTCTGAACTAATTAATCAAGTAGCATTAATGAGAAATAAATTTCAAGGTATTACTAAAGGTTTCGAAATCAAACATTTTCAACTTAGTAATATAATTAAACTGCGAGTTGCTGGTATGGAAGACGCAGATATAAACAACCGACATTAAGTTGGATGCAATGTGTGTAAATACATTGTAATTTCGGAGAAGAATTAAAATGGCAATAAAAGTAGTAAAACGAGATGGCACAAAGGTCGACCTAGACCTCGAAAAGATGCACCAAGTTGTGTTCTTTGCATGTGAGGATATCAATGGGGTATCTCCGAGTGAAGTAGAGATTAGGTCACACATTCAGTTTGATGATGGCATTACAAGTGCCGAAATTCAAGAAACATTGATTAAATCAGCCGCTGATTTGATTACAGAAGAGACTCCTAACTACCAATGGGTAGCAGGCAATCTTATCAATTATCATATTCGCAAAGAAGTATATGGCTCATTTGACCCATGGCACATTCGCGACATCGTGGCAAAGAATTCAAATGCAGGGTTTTATGATTCTGAACTGTTATCATCTTATACCGATGAAGAGTGGGAAAAGATCAATAGCTTTATAGTTCATAAGCGTGATTTTAATATCTCTTATGTTGGCATGGAACAGTTCCGTGGCAAATATCTAGCTCAAAATCGTGCTACTAAAACTTTGTACGAAACCCCACAAGTAGCATATGTTCTGATTGCTGCAACACTGTTTTCTGATTATCCTAAAGAAGACCGCTTAAAGTGGGTGAAAGAATACTATGATGCGGTGAGCAATTTTGACATTAGTTTGCCAACTCCTGTCATGGCAGGTGTCAGAACACCACAGCGTCAATTTAGCAGTTGTGTTGTTATCGAAACAGGAGATTCTCTTGATTCTATAACTGCAACGTCAAGTGCAATTGTTAAGTATGTATCACAAAAAGCAGGCATCGGTATCGGTGCCGGTAGCATCCGTGCAATCAATTCTCCGATCCGAAACGGCGATGCGACACACACTGGTGTTATTCCATTCTACAAGATGTTCCAAGCAAGTGTTAAATCATGTTCACAGGGTGGTGTTCGCGGTGGTGCTGCGACTTTGCATTACCCATTGTGGCATTTAGAAGTAGAAGACTTACTCGTTCTAAAGAACAACAAAGGCACAGAAGACAATCGGGTTCGTCACTTAGACTACAGTGTACAATTCAATAAACTAATGTATGAGCGCCTAATGACAGGCGGTGATATCACATTGTTCTCTCCAGCCGATGTCCCTGGATTGTACGAATCATTCTTTAATGACCAAGATGAATTCAAGCGCCTGTATGAACTAGCTGAGCAAGATACCACTATTCGCCAAAAGTCAATTCCAGCAAGTGAATTATTCTCTGCATTTATGAATGAGCGTAAAAATACTGGCCGTATCTATCTAATGAATGTTGACCATGCAAACACACATAGTTCATTCTTGCAAGATGTTGCTCCAGTTAGACAGTCTAACTTGTGCCAAGAAATTAACCTTCCTACTAAACCATTGCAGCACCTACATGATCCAGACGGTGAGATTTCACTATGCACTCTTGCTGCAATCAATTGGGGTAATATCAAAACACTTGCTGACTTTGAGCGTGTTTGCCGTTTAGCAGTTCGTGGCATTGATGCCCTACTTGATTACCAGCGTTATCCAGTACTTGCTGCTGAATTATCAACATTGAAGCGTAGACCAGTTGGCGTGGGAATCATCAACTTTGCATATTGGATGGCAAAGAATGATATGACATATACTAATCCAAATCTTGATATGATTGATGAATGGACAGAAGCATGGTCTTTCTATCTAATCAAAGCAAGTGTTGAACTTGCAAAAGAATTAGGACCATGCAGTGGGTCAAACGAGACCAAGTATGGACAAGGTATTGTTCCAATCGATACTCGTAAGATTGATGTTGATGAACTAGTTACTCACCAAGAGCGCCAAGACTGGGATGGACTACGCAGTGATTTGAAAGAGTTTGGTAT